CAGGAGATACAATTCAATTTAAATTCCAAGTAGATGATACGGATTTAAGTTTAGGGACTATTGCTGCAGGTTCTCCAGCACCTTCAGGAGCAAGTGCATTTGCAAATATTGCACAAATTGCAAGAACACTTGGACCATTAGATGGTAATATTCAATTATCTTGGACAAGTGGATATGTAAACTTAACAAATGGTGTAGATAACACAATTGCGCTTAATAACTCTGTATTTAATGTTGGAGCTGCACTTACTTCATCTAACTTAGGTACGGCTAATGCTGCAGTTCAATTCTTATACACGGGAGTTTATATTGTAAACTTAAGAGCTCACTTCTTTGACTTAGGCACTAATATGATTTTAACTTCTAATTTGTATACATCTACAAATGGAACAACATGGTCATTCTCAACTATTATAGGTAGAATGAGATATGAGGGTACTAACACTAACCAGGTTCAGAATAGTAGTTTCTTAGTTAGAGTTACTTCATTACCATTCTATATTCAACCACGTATAAATCCAAGTGCAAATGCTCCATTCCCAGCTGATCTAGGTGCACCTACGGCATTTAGTGTAACAAGAGTAGGAGATCTATAATATATTTTTTATATTTGTTGGTAAAACCAACAGTATGAATAATTTATGTCAACTAGCATTAGCTAATGGAGGATCAGTTAACTATTTAACAATTCCATCAAATATAACAGAAGGGTTGGGTCTTACTAACCCTTCTGTATTTTATATGGATGGTAAATACTTACTTAATCTGAGACATGTTCAATATGCACTATATCATAGTGAAGGAGACCAGAAATACCAGACAATGTGGGGTCCTCTCTCATACCTAAATCCTGAAGATGATCTTACACTTAGAACTACAAACTATTTATGTGAGTTAGACCCAAATAATCTATCAATTGATCAGTATAAAAAAGTTGATACGTCTAACTTAGATGCAACTCCTGTTTGGGAGTTTGTGGGTCTTGAAGATGCAAGAATAGTTTACTGGAAGCATGATATCTTTCTTACTGGTGTTAGGAGAGATACTAAGACTACGGGTGAAGGTAGAATGGAACTATCTAAATTAAGTTCTGGTGCAACTGAAATTGAAAGACATAGAATAGAACCACCAACATATTCATATTGTGAGAAAAACTGGATGCCTATTCTAGATATGCCATTTCACTATGTTAAGTGGACTAATCCCACAGAAGTAGTAAAAGTTGATTTAAAAAAAGCTAGTGCTGAAACTATATGCATTGTAGAACAAGATGTTACTTTTCCAAGAGATATTAGAGGAGGATCACAAGTTATTACATATGGTAAATACCGTGTTGCATTAACTCATGAAGTAAATCTTTGGAATAATGAACAAGGAAAAAAAGATGCCCAGTACTATCATAGATTTATTATATGGGACATGGAGTGGAACATAGTTGCACACTCTGATGCATTTAAGTTTATGACTGCAAATATTGAGTTCTCCTGTGGTTTAACCTATGATGGTAAGGACTTTATCATTCCATTTGGTTTTCATGACTCTACAGCCTTTATTTTAAGACTGCCATCTGCAGTATTTAATAATATGTGTGGTTTGCCAGAGGATGCTATTAAACAAGACATTAAAGGTAGTACACCATACAAATTAGAAAAATTTATTACAAATCCTTACTCAGGTAAATGTAACTATGATCTAGCTCAACACTATTATGAGTCTGGTCATCTTGCATCAGCAATGTCATTCTATATTAGAACTGCAGAGTTTTCTAAAGATGATGATCTAGTATATGAAGCTCTACTAATGGTTGCTAAATGTTTACAGAGAATTGGTAGAAGAAGAACTACTGAACTTGGTCTTTGGTTGAATGCTGTGTCATTTAAACCAGATAGACCGGAAGCATATCTATTTATAAGTGAGTATCATGAGCAACATAAGAACTATGCTCAGGCATATTCATATGCTATAATAGGTTTACAGTATGCAGATAATGCCAAAGAGATATCTAGTAATATAGGTTATCTTGGTAAATATCAATTAGAGTTTCAAAAAGCAGTTTCTGCATGGTGGATTGGCAAAGGTAAAGAAGCAAGAAATATGTTCTTTACACTTGCTGATAATGCACATATAATGGCAGACCATTACCAAAAATTGGTACAGACTAACATTACATCTCTAGGATCAGGACCAGACCCCTTCTTAAGATACCATAAAGGATTTTATGATCAACTAAAATATAAGTTTCCAGGATCTGAAAATATTGAGAAGAACTACTCTCAGACATATCAAGACATGTTCATACTTACCATGCTTAATGGTAAAAGAAATGGTACATACTTTGAGATTGGTGCAGCAGATCCATTCTATGGTAGTAACTCAGCTCTTCTAGAAGAATTTGGTTGGACCGGTACATCTTTAGAGATAAAAGAAGAAGAGGTAGTTAAGTTTAATGCTGTTAGAAAAAATAAAGCAATACAAACAGATGCTACACTGTACAACTATTCAACACTTAAAGGGCACATTGATTATTTACAGGTAGACTGTGAGCCACCAAAAACAACATTTGAGATCTTAAAGATGATTCCATTTGAGCAATGTACATTTGGTGTAATTACATTTGAACATGATTACTATGCAGATGTAACAAAATCATACAGAGCTTTATCAAGAAACTATTTACTATCTAAAGGGTATGTTCTTGTTGCAAGTAATATTGCTCCAGATGAAACCAGTGCTTATGAAGACTGGTGGGTGCATCCTAAACATGTTGATTCAGAAATCATTAAGATTATGCTAAATGCTGATGATACAACTAAAAATGCAGAGAAGTACATGCTAGGAATGTTATAAATTTTTTGTATATTATATGTATGAAGTACATACATATATCACGTATTAATCTTTCAACCATGTTACAGGTATGTCTCATTGTGATGTGCCTGTTCTTGCTTATGAGAAAACCTACACAGGTTTATCCAGTAAGTAAACAGAAAACTATTGAAAGAAGAATTGAAGGTAAAGAGACTGTAATTAAGGAGCAGGGAAAAGTAATTGACAACAGCAAGTCAATTATTGCTGAACTTAATCACGGTCTTTTTGATTTACAAGCACAACTAGATGATGTAAAAAATTCTAGGGATACCTTCAATATTGTCCAGATTCAGGACACAATGATTCATGTACTCTATAAAAGAGACAAAGAAAAGGATGCTATTATAGCAGCCCAGGATACTATTATAGTAGCACAGAGATATATCATTAACTCTCAGGATACTATTATAACATCACAAGCTTTTGATATCAAAAAACTAAAAAGACAGAGAAACATTTCTTTGTTATTAAATGGATTATTAACTACAGGTTTAATTATAAAATAATGGAAGTAGGACAATTAATACAATGGGGACTGATTGCAGTAACAGGTGTACTAGGATATTTTTTAAGAATGATCCACACAGATGTTAGAAACAATACAGAAAGTCTTGGTAAACTTAAAGGAAAAATTGAACTTGTAGAACAAGAATCAAGATTAAAGTATCAGGCAATTCAAGAACAGACACAGCTTGAAATTAAAAACTTAGCTAGAACTGTTGGTGAATTATCAGATGCAGTTAAACAATTAATATTACAGAGATAATGGATACAACAGCAGTAGAAACAACAGCACCAGATTTTGGTGTATTTGCACAACTAGCAGACTATGGTCCGCTTGGTTTAGCAGTTTTAGCTCTTGGATATGTAGCTTGGATATTTATTAAAAGACACCTTGATGAATCTGCAAGACTAAAAGAAGAGCTTAAAGAAAAGAAAACAACAACTAGAAGAAAAACTAAGAAGTAATGTCATTTGGACCTTTTGAAGTATTGACTCAATATGGAGTATTAGGTTTTGCTGTTCTAGGACTAGGATATCTCTGTTGGATGTTCCTTAATAAACTAATTAAAAGTGAAGAGGACTATAGACAAAGAGTAGAAGAACTAGAAGGAGAATACAGAGAAGATCTAGAGAAAAAACTAGATGAAAGCACTGAAAGCTCAAAGAGTCTTAAAGAAACTGTATTGATGCTATTTGGTAAAAAATGAAAAAGAAATTACTTATAGTTGGTATACTATTTATTGCACTGGTGGTAATACAAATATTCTCTAGTGGTACAGAACATGTAGTTGTAGTAAAAGATAATATACAACTGACTGGAGAAAATAAACAACTTACTACAGCAAACAAGAAGTTAACAAGTAGTGTAAAACAACTAAAGGCTGAGAACCAAGAACTGGTAGAAGATAAAGCCAATCTTGAGAATATGGTAGCAGAAGTTATAGGAGATTTAGATAGTACAAAGTCTATAGTTAAAGACATTAAAAAAGAACTAGCACATGAAAAAGATATTAATGTTAAGCAGTCTACTGGTGACCAGTTTGATTTTCAGCCAATCAAACTACCCCTTGAAGACGGTAATCAAAGGTGACAGTGTAGTTATCTTGACTGTTAAACAGGCAGATGATATTAATAATATCTTTGAAAACCAGAAAGCTAAAATAGCAGCACTCAGACTTGAGTTAATTAGTAGAGATAGTTTAATTGCTGAAAGAGATACCTTATTACTTGAAAAAACAGAAGTTATAAACAACTTTGTTTTTGATACAGTAATAGCAAAAAGATTAGATATAATAGAACATTGGTTACTAGATGCAGGTATTAATTCTACCTGGATTTATTACTCATGGGAAGACTCAATACTATATGCTGTAGATTTGAGTCAATATAAAGTAAGAAAGGATGATTATACTGGAGATCTTATATTTTATAGATGTGAAGAAATGATCCTTCCTTATGAAGATCAAGTTCAACCACCAAAGGGATGGGAAACTGATATAGTTAAACCAAGGAGACCAAGGGTAACTAAGGTTCCTATAAAAATGTAAATATGAAAAAATTTTTTAGAGAGTTAATCTCAGATGATAATCAGATTAATGAACAAGCTTTTGTAGGTGTAATATCATTCTTTGCAATGGTATTTGTTCTATTTATTGATGTAATTACAGGAGTTATTGGTAATGAACTTATCATAAAAGAATTTATCTTTGATGGGTTTATGCTACTTACCTTAGGTGCATTTGGTATTACTACTGCCGGGCGCATCATGAGTTTAAAGAATAAAGCAAAGAAACAAGAAGAGACTTCAGAAGAAGTAGTAGATTAACCATATAAAATAAATAAAATGCAACTAAGTAAAAATCTAGCATTGTCAGAAGTAACAAGAAGTGAAACTGCAAAAAGAAGAGGTATCTCTAACATGCCTACACCAGAACACATTGAGAACTTTAAAAAGTTAGCTGAGAATGTGTTTCAACCAATTCGTGACCATTTTGGTGTTCCTATCCGTATTAGTTCTGGATACCGCAGCAAAGAACTTAATGCAGCTATTGGTGGCTCATTATCTTCACAACATTGTCAAGGTGAAGCAATTGATATTGACATGGATGGTACAACCATAACTAATAAGCAGATCTTTGACTTTATTAAAGACAACTTAAACTTTGATCAACTTATCTGGGAATTTGGAACAGATAAAAATCCTGATTGGGTACATGTATCTT